TCATTCTTTCAACTTGTTAAAAAAATGGTAGAGAATGATTTGCAGAAGAATACTTGACAAATTGTCTACTCTTTGCTCCGAATACTGCAAGTCTCGTTGCAGCAAAAGTTAATTTAATCGCTTCTGGCAACGCTATGTTTTATACTGGAAACATCGCTAACGGTCTGTCTATTAATACTCTCGGGAATATTGATCTTATGAGATTATCTTTGGCTACAAATTTAAATAGCGTAGCTCCAACCCTAACAACTACGGGAATAGTAGCAAATCCATCTCCTTGATTGAATCATTATCAAAAATATTGCTTGCTAAACGAGATTGATTTAAACAGAATTAATTTACCAAAAAATCCTGCAACAACTGAGCTTCATAGAAATGAGGCTCAGTTTTTTATTTGTAATGGTAATTTGATCGCGGAAAGAACCAACGTTTCTATTGATCCGCTAAGATTTAATTTTTTTAAATCGTTTACTGAGCAGGTGATTAAAACATTTAATTTAAATTCTTTAAACTTTAGATTTTTAGTTAACTTTAACGATGCCGCAGAAAACGATTCTACTGAAACTAGACTAGTATTCGCAAGAACAAAAGACAGTTGTCATATCTGTATTCCAGATTCTGATCTCGGAGTTGTTGGACGGGCGTGTGAGTATATAAATAAAATTGATAAACCTTTCTCCAAAAAACAAAATAAAGCATGTTTTTTTGGTTCAGACACTGGAAGAGAATTTAAGGATGGATCGATACAAAGAATAAACTTTTGTAAACAATACAAAAACAGCGAAAAGATAATTGCTAAAATTACTAATTTTGTTAAATATAAATTTGAGTCAGACATTTACCGCAATCCAGTATCAATAGATGACCAGTTGGATTATAAATATATTATTAATATAAATGGCAACACCACATCTTGGCAAAGGTTGATTTGGGCCATGAAGTCAAATTCGTTTTGTTTATTTTTAAAACCACCACCACATCAAAATGAAATATCTTGGTATTATCATATATTTGATCTTTCTCAATACTTTATAACTGTAGACGAAAACTCAATAGAAAATTTCATTGAATGGGCTGACGACTGGCAAGCCGAATTAGAATCGTTTAATGAGCATCAAAAAATACTTGGAAATACTCTTGCCAAACCAGACTTTCATGCCCATTATTACGCTCAGGTCTTACTAAACTACAATCACATCTACAATGAATCGGCAAAACACTGTTAAACTAATAGGAATTTATGGCGACGATCTTACTCATGCTTGCTCTGCTTGGACTTCCACAAGCCGAGATATTACCGAGGAAAAGAAGGGCAGAGTTGGCGATTTGCTTAAAATGCTTGCGGAAAATGGACACCACACCCCCTTTGAAAAGTCCTCCTTACATTTCTTAGTTAACACTGATATTGCTTCCCATATTCACATTTTGAAGCATCGAATCGGAGTCTCCGTTAATGGAGAATCAGCTAGATATAAAGAAATTAAAGAAGATAATTTTCTAATTCCAACAGATTGGCCAGAACCTTGGAAAGAAATGCTGACCTCTTATACTGAAAAAGGGCTTGATCTTTATCATAAATGCGTAGAGGATTTAGTAAAAAATCATGGCTTCAATCGCAAAAGAGCAAAGGAGTCCGCAAGGTTCTTTCGCCCATACAACACACAAATCTGTTCAGATGTAATGTTTAATTGGCGCTCGTTTTCTCATTTTTTAAATCTTAGAAACAAACCGGACGCTCAAAAAGAAATAAAAGATATTGCAGCAGAAATGCTTGCATTAGTTAAAGAGACTAACAAGTTCCCATTAACTATACAGGCTTTTGGAGTGTAAATTACTATGTGCCTATTGAATTAATAAGCTTAATCGGTGGATCTTTTACTGGATTCATATTCCGTATCATTGCGGCCAAGGCTGAAGAGAGCCGTAATCGTTTTGAAAGGATGATGAAGGCTATTGATAAGTCTGATCAGTCAGCCGATAAAGCTTCAAAAAGAGATGGCGATGTTGGCAAAATGGTTCGCCAATTTATTGTAGTATCTGTAATTTTTTCTATCGTTATATCTCCATTTGTTATGGCTATTCTAGGTATTCCTACTTATATGGAAGTTGACTACGATAATGGTGGAAGTATTTTAGGACTTGTCGGAGAAGACAAATCAGCAAAAGCTTTTGTCGAAATTTCTGGTAATTTAATTACTTCTGAAATTAGGCAGTGCCTTATTGCAATAACTGGATTTTATTTCGGATCTGCTGCTGCCTCAAACAAATCATAACTCTTGACAAAAGCTCGGAGTTGTGATTCCTTAGCTGGAAATGAAAGCTAAGATTAATCGAAAAAAGATTATAGGCGATCTTGTCGAAATTCCCGAAGGAGCTTCGGTCAAATTTTGGCAAAAAGAAATGACGCTTTTAAAAAGACTTGAGAAAAAGTATGGCATTGATTTTTTAGCGCAACTTCAGCAAGAAAAGAAGGTTCCAACTTTAGCTTTCTTATTTGCTGATTGGAAGTCAAAGCTACTTGACATCGAACATAGGGAGTTTTACTATAACCGTCTTCACAAAGAAGATTTATCTGCCGAAGAAAAGATCGGCAGCGACGCCCAAATTAAAGTCAAAAAAACAATTAAACAATTTTTATCATGAGCAAAAAAGCCAAACAAGAAGAAGAGGTTAAGTCAGAAGCGGTATCCTCTAAAAGCGTTTTAAATTCTTTCTTAAAGAACAAGAAAGAAGACCATTATAATTTTGAAGAAGCTGTATCTTACAAGGTATCAACAGGATCATTAAATTTTGATCTTCTCACTGGTGGAGGGCTAAAGCCCGGAGTTCACCGATTTGTAGGTTTTACCGAAGGAGGCAAAACTTCTGCCGCCCTTGAAGTCATGAAAAACTTCCTTAAAACCGTAGAAGGAGGCAAGGGTTTTTATATTAAGGCCGAGGGCAGACTCTCGGACGAAATGATGAAGCGTTCTGGAGTTAAGTTTGTTTTTGACGCCGAAGAGTGGGAGGCTGGAACTTGCTTTGTTTTTGAGTGCAATATCTATGAGACTGTAGTTGATGCTATGCGCCAATTAGTAATGCACAACGAGGAGAAGAATAAATATATGTTTATTCTTGATTCTGTTGATGGTCTTATCACCAAAGGAGATTTGGATAAGACGTTTGAAGAATCAAAAAAGGTAGCTGGAGGAGCCGTTCTTGCAGCAGACTTCATGAAGAGGATGTCTATTGCTTTGCAAAAGCGTGGCCATATGGCTATTTTTATCTCTCAAGTCAGAAGCGACGTAAAGATCGATCCTTATACTTCTGCTCCAATTCGTCAAACCTCCGCAACCGGAGGCAACGCTCTTCTCCACTTTGCTGATTTTATTTTTGACTTTGAACCTAGGTTCGAAGGAGATGTAATTTTAAAAGATCCTTCTATCAAGAAGTCAGATCCAGTTAAAAATCCAATCATTGGTCACTTTTGTAAAGTTGTAATAAAAAAGAGCCCAAATGAAAAGAGTAAAGTTAAATTCCAATACCCAATTAAATATGGCAGATCTGACGGAAGATCCGTTTGGCTGGAAAAAGAGATTGTAGACATGCTTATGCGTTGGGAACTAGTTACCCGATCTGGAGCTTGGTATTATGTTGCAGAAGACTTTTCTTCTACCTTAAAAGATAATGGATTCTCTGCTCCAGAGAAATTCCAAGGAGAAAATGCAATTTTTGAGTTTGTGGAATCAGATACAAAACTTGTTCACTTTTTACATAAGTATTTTGTAGACATGATATCCTCCAAACCAAATGAAATTCAAAACGATTAATGGCAAAGAAAAGCTTCTCAGAAATGCCAAAAAATATATTATTAATTGGGAAGCTAAATCAAAGAGCAATATCCAATGGAGGGTAAAACAATTTTTATTCTCTTATTGGAGGCATGATGTTGTGTTTGAAGAGCTTAGAATTGTTGGCACTAGGCTCTCTCTTGATATTTATAATGCAAATAAAAAAATTGCAGTAGAAGTTCAGGGGAAGC